GAAGTTCTGTATAAATGTGATTATCTAGAAGCATATTCTCAAGGCTTAGAATGCGGCCAGCTAGTGCCGTTGCGACTTCCCCCTGAAGCGTTTTTTCTAAAGAATCGAACCATTTTCTGAATTTCTCATTATTAGAATTCTGAAATTCTTCATTCTCCTTCTGAATTCTTTCATAGAAGCTTTGGAATTGATCATATAGTTCTTGTGTTGGTACTCGCGTTAAGGTATCAACCGTTAGTCCGCAATAGTTTTCGTCAAGTCTTACGTCTTTAATCATTTCTTGCGTGATTTCTCCAACTGAGGCCTTTAAAACTACAATCGCAATGATCAACTCGTATTTCTCTAGATTTCGAATAGGCGTAGGCATTGACTGCGTTCCTTCCTGATATACAAGAACGCATGAATTGCTGATCTTATCATATCGAATGGCCACGTAGTCGTATCTAGTGTAGTTTGTAGCGACGGTAGCTGTCAGGGTGGTTTCGTCTTTAGGCGAGTAAACGATGCCGCCTATTCCGTCGCTGGATGTCTTTAAAAAGGCGAGCCCGTTACCGACTGATATATTCATACCGCCGGCAATTTTTACTTTGAAGTCTTCACCGGTGATATTAAAAAGGCCAGGTGTTCTCCCGGCATGGAACATCCGCAGATCTTCTGCCAGATACTCCGTATCGTTTAAAGGGTATGCTGTCATGAGCCCCCTCCTTTCATTTTTGTTGCGCTTTCTTGAACCTCTATGAGTTCTAGTTCAAGAGTGACCTGCGTCTGTAAATTGCTTTCTTCTACAAACTTAAGGCCTGTTATTCTCGCAAACGTAAATAGATTGAATTTAAAGCTTAGACATGGTATCACGTCTCCTAGGTTAAAATCCTTTTGAAGGACAGCCTTCTTGTCGTCCGCATCAATTTCAAATTCAAATTTAGAAGAGCCTTTTCTAGCCTCTGCTAGCTTAGTGAGGCCCCTCTCTTTTAACAAATTGTTATATTCTTCTTCCGTACAGGTTTGCTCGTTGCCTGATGCATCAGTATATGTAGACCGTAAATCTCTAGCATCCACATATAGCTCCATTCTTGGCTCGTCTTTTGTTCGAAGATCTACAATCACGCTTTTTCGTTCTGATCCAGATTCTTCTCCGTACACGTAAGCATAGTTTTTGTAACCTGAAATATCCTCGATAAAAGTTTGCGAGATTAGGTTTCCAAGTCTGTCAGAAAACCTCAACTTGTTCTTTGTTGATCCTGTATAGATTTCGAAGTAATTCAGTGTAGTCCCTTTTAGAACTTCTCTGTATCCGTAGCCTACTAGTTGGCAGTATTTCTGTGCCATAGTCCTGAGCGTGTCATATGTTGTGTCGGATGCGTTCTCAAGCTTTCCAGGAAGGCCTGTATTCTTCCCGATTACTATATCCAATCCCCGCTTGTTCTTTTCAAAATTACCAAGCAGTGATTGTTCCACATTTCGAACGGTCAAAGTATAGAGGTTTATACGGTCCTCCAAATTGTCCATATGTCCGAGTACTACTATTTCTTTCGCAAGTCTTTCTACGGATTCTATAAAGAGAATCTCATTTCTTTCCTTGCAAACAATTCTGTTCCATTTCTGTAAATATTTCGTATTGAATTCTGTATATTCCACATGGATTTCTACTTTTCCTGTTTCGTAATATTTTGGATTCCATTGCACGCTCGTGATATTCTGAAGAGGTCCTTGTCTCTTTCCTTCTCTGTCATAAACGTAGTAGTGCATATCTATACCCCCGCCAGCACTTCATCAAATCGTAGAAGCGCATCCAGGTTTCCTGGGTTTTCTTCTGCAGTATAATTCAGCACATTTTCTCCTGGTTGAATTTGGAAAAACTCGGAGTCATAATCTGTCATCCAGAAAATGTTTTCTACTTCTCCGTTTCGTATCAAGTGGCAGTATTGCTCGTTTTCAAAAGTACTTATTTCTAGCACGTCCCCTATATTCATTTCTAGGTCTGCCACTTGTCCGAAGGATATATGCTCCTGAGTAAACACGTTTAGAATTTTCGGATTCTTCACTTTTGCCTCTGCTTTCATAGTCAAAAGAAAACCTGTGTTTATGCTTCCCTTGTAGTCGACTGTCACTAGTGGGTTTAGAATCTTTTCTGATATTTTCCAGGGCTCTGTATTTGAAAAGGAGCGAGGAAATTTAAAAAGTGACCTCAATCTCTGGAAGGCCACCTTTGTTTCCTTTGCACGTCTTGCATATGGAAATGGAGCCCTCAATACAATCTGGAATTTCTGCCGAGTTTCATTGAGTGTGATGATAGGTGTTGTTTTAGGTTCAACTTTCCAATATACGTCGACCCCAGCTCTTGTGTTGATATAACGCAGTGTTGCTGATACTCCAGGAAGGATTACAGCTAGAAGTTTTTTTCTAGTGTCTGCGTTGTATTTAAAGCGTCCCTCTAAGGTGATGTCCTTAGGCTCAATAGAAACTCCGGACACCGTTGTCCCGATTTGATTCGAAACGCTTGATTCTGATAAAGTGATCTCGTTTTTAGAGATTCCGTCTAGCGTTGTTAGTCGTAT